TTAGACATTGCCCAATCCTTCACTGGTGTTCTGTTATATCCATCAACAACAACAACTGTTCCATCTGCCTCCCTTGATAGTTGATCCTTGCTAATGCGAGATAGCACATATTGGGGATCATGCACCACATCAGCAAGGGCTGTCACTGCTGGTGCTTCAACTTCTAGCTGTCTTTGTCTTGATTCAAGTTCTTCAATCCTTTTATTTTTAGCCTCTTCTGCATCTCTATATTGTTGAGCCTGTTTTGCAATCGCCTCATCATATCTGCCCTTTGCCTCAAGCTCTTCTTTCTCTTTCTGCTGTTTAAAAGCAATTAAAGCATCAACATCAACATCTGGCGGTACTGCTTTTGCTGCCTCCTTTGCTTT